TAGTCTCGCCGTAAGCGATATAACTCGCGGAGCGTAGAGGCTGGATGCGGTTCTGGGCAGAGCCGTTAAAGTCAGAACGGAATGTCCAGCCGTTGAAGTTCGTAGCGTAGGCACCCGAGAAAGCCGGGCTTGTGCCAGCAGCGTCGAGATAGATGCTATGCGCGTCAGCACCGTAGAGACTCGGATTGAGCCACGTCGCCGTACCAACTCCACCGAGATCAGCCTCACTAAGACCGAGAAGACCGAGAGTCCAACGAAGCACACCGTTCTCGATAGTCTCCTCCCAGGTGTTAACCACGCAACCAGCGTAGCCGAAGCCGATGCCGTTACGGATGATACTGATGCTAAGAGTACGAGGCACCGCACCACTGGCAGCCGAACCAGCCGCGCCCTGCGACCCAGGGACAACACGATAGGTGTACGGGGCAGTAGCACCGGTCTTGCTGATGTTGTGACGCGAGGCGTACATGAAGTACGGAGCGAAGTTCGGATCAACCTCGATGGTGATGCTACCCTCGATGTGGTAGTAACTCTGCTGGACGTCCGAGACGATAGTCTGCTGACGAATCTGCGGAGAGTAATACTTCTCTTCACGGTATCCGAAGTCTTCACTGATGATCGGTACCCACACGCCGCCTGCCGTTAGAGGATCAACCAGTGTACCCATAACAGGCTCAAGAGCGACGTATACGGAACCACCACCACCTAGTCCGGCTGGCATTACGCTCCACCTCCTTGATCTTCAGACGGAGGAGGGGATTCCTCCACAGGGGGCGGAGGAGACTCTTCGGACTGCTCCTCAACGGTAACAGCCTCCGGCGGAAGAAGTGCCGTAACTTCCTCATCAGGGATGATTGGATCACCCGTGATCTGGACGTTACCTGCATCTTCTGCTACGAGTGGCTTGCCATTCTCAGCGATGTAACTGCGCTCCTGCTCCTCGTTGACTTCAATGCTACCACCGTTCGGGATGACACCCAATCCGGTGATAGCGAAGTCCGTATCCGCGGGGTAAGCAGGATGGTCAACGGCTACTGTCAGTGCCATTAAAACCTCCTCTCCGAAATCCCCATCCAAGTAAGACGTGTGCTTACGACAACAAGTCCTTTACTAGCGTCAACCTGACGAGCACCGGGAAACTCGGATTCGATCCAACCTTGGACGATTCGATTTCCGAGAGTCATATCACGTTCCATGAATTCCATCACACTGGTGGCAAGCTTCAGATCTTCGAGACTTCGTTTAACGTCATTCAGCCGCATCTGAGCGTGATACACGTACACGAAGACCCGGATACGCATAAGGAACGTGTGAGTGCCGTGAAGCTCTTTATCCGCGCCTCCGGCGCTAACCACCACAGCGGGGTATCGAGGAATCAGGCGCTCATTATAAGCACCAACGAACTCGATGCCGAGCGAGCCAGCATTATCCTCGAAGTCCTCCTTGAAATGCTCAACGATCTCTTCGGGCCGAGTAAATTGAGCTTGGGCTACGACTACCACTAGAAGTTCCCGAAGTCAGGAAAGATTTTCGCTCCGAAACGTTGTCCCTCTCGTCTTTGCACGACACCCGATTTGCGGACATATACCTGTTGAGTCTCGTCAAACCAGATATCGAAGAAAGCAGAGATTTGATCTTGTGCTGATTTAGATAGTCCTACGAAGGGACGGGTCGGAAGACCGAGATTTCCAGTAGCTTCGCGAAGAGACAATGCCTGGTATACCTTCTGCGAGGAGACACCGCTCGTCTTCGCTTTAGCAAGTAGTCCTCTACGAATCGCGGTTTCTTCCTTCTGCGTTGATAGTCCGTGCGTACCACGAGTACCTACTTGATGAAGCCAGCCGACGTTATATCCACCGTCTTTGGTTTCTGGCATCTGACTCATATCAAATAGGAGTTCTGCTTGATCCTCGTCTTCGTTGACCTCCCAAGCCTCTCTGCTAGTAGCAGCGGCTTCGAGCTTCCCCTCCCTGTGGAGGATATCTGCGGGATGACCTTCTTGGGTCTTCTTTCGCTCGTAATCCTCGTTAAGCGGCCACCACGCAATACCCTCAGGATCTTCTTCGTCATCGAAGTGATGCTGCATATCCTCCATAGCAATAAGACGTGCAGCTTCCATCGGGTTTTTGCCGAAGTCCTCGATATACTCCTCAACCTGAAGAAGCGCCTGAACGGCTTCTTCGTCTCCAACCCAATCCGCTTCGAGGAACGTAACGTAGCTACTCATGCGAATTCCATTCCCATCGTGAAGAACGGTGCAGGAGTAGAATCGTTGGGCCAGAAGCTCGCATCACTGGAAGTAGCCGAAAGGCTGGTAAGAGGGTCTCCTAGATCATCTGTAACAACGAGGCCACCAGAGCGAATATCAGCGATCATGGCGATAGCTTCGTTGTACAGAGCTTGAGCGAAAGAAGAAGCATCAGGGATATCTTCAGCGTATCGCTCGGCGTACCATTTTGCTGCGATGAACCGTCCCGCGATACCCCGGATTAGCTCCGGGGTATCATCGGGAGTAGCCCACCCGGAAATAATAACAGGCGTGAAGACCCCAGTAAGGCTACCGCGAATAAGTCGCTGAGCATCGATCTGTAGCGCATCGTCGTCAGCATCGTCCATCCTGATCTTGTCATCGGGAAGATGGGTGTTAATATCCGCTAGACTTGCAAGGATCTCTCCGGCCATGTTACTGGTTTGTTGCAGTCGTAGTGGGTGATGGCTGTGTGGCCTGCTGCGGAGGCGGAGGCTGGGGCTGCTGAACGTTAGCAGGCGGCGTACCGCTTGGAGACGTACTAGCCACAGGCGGCGGAGAAGGGTTGATATCCATACCAGCAAACTCCGCAACCTGTAGAGCCTTACGAGTCATAACGGTCATCGGAGTCTCGGGAGCCGTACTAGCGAGATCGATCTCCTTGGGATACTCCTGTTCCCGAACAGCGCCTACCGCGACGAGGTAGTTCCAGTCCTCGTCAGGCATGATTGCCGGGTCAACCGTCTCTCCGACCCTTACGATGCTCCTACTGATAAACGAACCATCAGGGTTGACTTCCGCATCGTAGTAGATGTTGCTCCACGCGTAGTACGTTCCAGAAGGCTGTGCTTGTGTAGCCATATCTCTCCTTACGACAGAACTGCGACGGCGTTGGTGAAGAGATAACCGGCAGTACCAGAAACGACCTTCGTGTCGTAGCGGTACGAGACGCGCACGATATCCGTCTTGCGTGCCTCTTCGCGCCAACGCTCGGTCGGCCTGTTTCCGCCATTAACATACGGGTACACGAACGTCTTGCCGAACGTCTTGGTATTCTGGCCCGGTGCCTGATCGACGAGGCCCATCCAAACATCCTGTCCCCAGAAGGACACGATGCTCTCAGCAGCGTCGATGTTGTCAGCAGCGTTGTACTTGCTGTCAACAACGAAGATGTTCAGGTCGTTCGTTGCCTCGGGAGGCAGACCAAGAAGCTGCTGCCACGCATTCGGCACCATAAGCGCGAAGTTCTGGAAGCGAGCAACAACGCGCGGATGGTTCTCGATAACGCCCACAGCGTCGAACGGGATAATCAGCGTGTTCGGCCAACGACCCGTATCGAGGTAGATCCGCTGAACAGCCGTGCGGAGGTTCGTCACCGGATCACTGGTAGAAGACACACCACCAGTGTAGTCCGACCACTTGGACGTACCCGACAGAGCAAGAACATGGTTACCGGGGTAGTTCGCTACGTTGCGAGTAGCGTTGGCAACCTTCTGCTCGCGCTCAAGAAGAATGCTGCGAAGGATAAGTTCGGCAGCGTCCCTCTCCGGGTTAAGATCCAGACCGGCACCGCCGAGGACGTTGGAGGAAGCGAGTCCACCGAGCGAGTTAAGGTACTCACGCTCCTCATCGTGGATCGGAGCCTGAAGCGAGTGCTCCTGAGTCTTGAAGACGTCTTCACTCCACTTTCCCCCGCGAACTTCGTTAGCAACCGTACCAGGCTCACGCCTCGAACGGAAGATGACCCAGTTCGAGCGGTCGAAGACGCGGTAACGTCCGCTCTGCGTATTGACAGGAGTCTCCGGGAAGATCCTGTCAGCGTAGAGCGTCGGAGCGCCGTATCCAGTGCTGAACGTAGTAAGCAGTGGATCGACGTATAGACCACGAGGATCATACATGCTTTAGACCACCCCTCCGCCGATACCGAGGTGAACGGAGCACTCGGCGCCGGTACCGGAAGCAGGTTCGTCGCAGATACCCAGGACGTTGTTACCAGTAGCAGCAACGGCTGCACGGCCCTGGTTGTCCGTCGTGACCTTAGCACCGATAGTAATAGCAGTCGCCGCCTCGACAATCGCACGTCCCTCAGTAAGAACGGACGCGCCCTTGCCCTTTGTGATCTCGGCGGCACTTACGTCGAACAGCGAGACACCATGAGCAATCTCGCCAGCAACAGAACACTGAATGACAGTCTGATCCGCAGAGAACTTCACGAAACGCTTCTTCGTGATAGCGGCACCGGCGTCATAGCCCTTACCAAGTACGAAGTTTTGACTCGCGGGCATTCGTTAACCTCCTTCCTACTGGAGCACCGGAGGACGAGCGTATGCCTCCGCGAGCTTGGGG